GCATATTCAATTAGATTAAAATCAATTAAATTTGCACTTATGTAGAAAACTACAGCAATCAATAAAGCAAGCAGAAAAGTCATAATGTACTTTTTCACTTTTGTACTCCCATTAAAAAACCCACTCATTCGAGTGGGTTACTTTGATAATAAACCGCCTTGTCGCTGCTCTTGCTGGATAATCGTTCTAACAGCATTGCCGATCATTTGCCCAAGCTGCTTAGAGTCATTTTGGGTATCAGTTTTGCTTGATCCATCCGGATTAACTGTTACATAAACATTGATTGGAACTTGACTCGAACTGCTTTGTGTTTGATTTGAATTAATCGCATCAAATTGTCGTGCCTCCCGTCGGGCTGCTATAGCTTCACTAGTATTATTAGAAACATAACCTCCATTTGCATAACCACTTGGTTTACTTTGACGCATGCTTTCAACAACGCTAACACCACCCCAACGTTTGATATCTTCTTGCGACCATACGACTTCGCCTTTATGCACAATCCCTGCTGGAGTGTGTTTTAGGCCGTTACCTGTATAACCACCATCCGCAAATCCTTGCGGGGTTGCAGCTTGGATGAGAGATACAAATGTACCTGATTTAATTGTCGCGATCGCTGCTGCTGCCGCTTTTTGGTACCAAGTACCTGGCTCATTTGCGTAAGCATCTGAAGCAGCTTTCCACATGTTCATTCCAGCCTGCGCCAATGCGAATGCCCGCTGACTTTCATAAAGAATGCGGTATGCACTTGATGACTCACCAAGCATATTTTTAAACATGCCAGCCAATGCCCCTGTGACACTAGCTCCATAACCCAACTGGAGATTCATTGAATCATTTTGATAAGTAGATTCAATCAATTTCAAACGCTCAAAGTGTTCCTTCATGATTTGTTCACGTTGTGCATTTAGAGCTACCATATTTGCATTTGGATCTTGTTCCTGAGTTTCAATATCAGCAAGCTGGCTATCAAATACTTTTTGAGAAGCATCATAACGGCTAAAGCGCTCCTGTTCTAAAGCGAATTGTCCACTATTACCAGTGATACTCGCCTGAATACCATCCCAGTTTTGAACAGCATTATTCACTTTATCGCGTGTCTCTTTATCCTGATTGGCTTTAGATAATGCGATTAGCTTTTGCCGCTCTTCTATAGAAAGCTTGGTATTCTTAAGAATTTCCTCCCGTTCGAGTCTGTAACGTTCCTGCATGGCTTGGGTTTCTGTCAGTAGAGCTTGTTTAGCCTGAAAAAGACGTTGCTCTTGAGCGAGTTTTAATAACCCTAACTCTTGCTGTTTTTGCTGTTCCAGATATTTAATAGCTTCATCACGCTGATTCTTACTTAATTCAATATCATGAGCCGCATTAAACTTCTTGCGGTCAAAACTATCCTTAAGTAGTTGCTCCTCAGTCATATTGAACTGTTTATAGTCATCAAGCTTTGTTTTAAGAGCTTGTTGAGCTATGGCAACATCATTGTCAGCACGAGATTGAAGTTCTGCCTTAATTTCAGCTTTGCGTTCTGGGGTAAAGTTGGCTCTATCAACATCTTCCAATTTCTTGGCAAGATCATTTCTGATCTTGGTCACTTCATTGGCTACATCGTTTTCCAATTGAAGGCGTAACTTAGCCTGCTCTTCTGCCATTTTTGTGGCGTCTTGAATAAGCCTATCAAAATCTTTAGAGGTGATATCGCCAGCTGCATAGCCATTAATACCAGCCATATAGCCCTGATAATCCTTCCAGTATTGGTTGTTATATTTACCAATACCTTTACCCTTTTGAACATTACCTTCACCAGCATGATAAGCACGTACAGCCTTCTCTAGATCACCCTTAAAGAGCTTCAAAAGATAAGACATATACTTGCCAGCACCTTCAGCAGACTGAGCTAAGTCATAACGGTCTTTTACACCATATTGCTTTGCTGTGCCCGCAAGAAACTGGAATCCACCTGTTGCTCCAGTACTTTTATTGACTAGATCAGTTCGCCCACTGTTTCCAGTTTCAATTGCATGAATTGCAGATAAGGTGCCAGCTGGTAAGTTGTTCTTTGACTCAATTCCAGCAAAGCCATATTTAACAGCATTAGCCTGAACTTTGGCATTAACAGAAAGTACTTTTTGCTGCTTCTCAAGTTCCTTGGTTTGCTGTCTCTTAGAATCAGCTATATCCTCTTCAAGTTTTTTGAGTTCTTGAACCTTATCAAAGTTTTTCTGGAATATTGCCCATTCATCTTTAGTTAAACTGCGAGTTTTAGGGATTTTATTGTTATCGTAAAAATCAGATAACGCTTTACCCATCTCCAGTCCATGGCTTTTAATGTTGATCAGTGAAAAATCAGTATCTAGATTTTTCTGAGCATATGTTTTTTGTAAATCTTGAAGCTTTTTATTTAGTTCAGATACATCTTGACCCGCCCCCTTAGCCCCTTGACTAACATCATTAAAACCTGCTTTTGCATTAGCACCAGAAGTACGAACCTGATTTAACTCAGAGTTTGTTTGCTTCACAGCTTTCGTGTTTTCATCTACTTTCTTCTTGCTATCAGCCAGCTGGTTAATTTGATCCGAACTGATGAATGAAAGTTGATTTAATCTATTGAAAGCTTGGTTTACATCAATAACGCCAGTTTTTAATTCTGCCCATATTCGATAAGCTTCAGCACTTTGCTTATTGTTGTCAGTGATAGACTGAGTAAGTAACAAGAACTCGTTCTGAGATTTGGATAGTTGAGCATTCTGTAAACTTAGTTGCTTTGTCAGTTCACTTTCAGCTGCACGCTTTTGAGCACCTTCTAGCTTCATAAGTTCATCAGCTGCCATGCCTGCATAACGAGATTGCTTCTCAAGCATGTCATTGGCTTTATCGCCATTGTCTCGCATTAGCAGATATCCAGCCGCCAAACTTGCTACTGTGATGCCAATACCAACTGGACCACCAAGTAAACCTAAAAGCCGTGATCCTATCCCTACACTAGCCGCACCTGCCGCTGCCGATCTAGCTTGTGCTGTTGCCAGTGCACCTTCCGCTACTGCCAACTCTCTAGTAACTTGAGCCTCAATTTTCTTTAACTCAGCCATACGAGTTAATGTCGCTGTTCTGCCTTTTTCAGTAATTTGAGATTTAAGGCGCTGTACTTCTAGAGCCTTCTCAGCCGCAATAGCCGCTAAAGTTGCTTGGGTATTTGCTACAACTGCTTGAGTGCTAAGCACTTGTTGAGCAGCAGCCGCACGCTCGGCTTGTATTGCGGCATATTGCGTTACGGTTTGAACCGCTAATTCCTTCGTTTTCGCTGCTACGGCTACACCTGATGCATAAATAGCAGGAATATATGTTCCAAGCCAGTATGCGCCACCAACCATCATTGCAGATGTTAAAACATCTAAGTTACCAGCAAGCGTTTTAATAGAACCTGACAATACTTCTGCTGCGCCAGATCCCTTTCCAGACTCGCCAACAAACTTAGTAATTTCATTGTTAAGCAGCGTTAGCGATTGGCTAATAGTGATATCTGTTTTAGCAAATAATGCATCTACATCATTTTGAACATTTTTAAGCGCTTTAACGATTTCTTGTGAAGTAATTTTCCCTTCCGCTGCTACTGTGCGTAACTCTCCAACAGTTATACCCATACCTTGAGCAATTGCTTTTGCTAATGCTGGGGTTTGCTCCATTACAGAGTTAAGTTCTTCACCACGCAATGTTCCACTTGCTAATGCCTGCCCAAACTGAACTAATGCAGCATCGGCTGCTGAGGCGCTTGCGCCACTAATTGCCACAGCCTTAGATACAGTCTCAGTTAAACGAGCAGTTTCATCCATTGTGAGGTTTAAGGTTTTTGCATTGTCGCTAAAACGTTGGTAAACCTGTAAAACAGAATCCCATGCTGAATAGGTTTTTTGAGCAATTCGGAAGGTATCTTCTGTTGCCTTGTTTAACTCAACTTGGTTGTTAGTTACTAATTTGAGACGGTTTTGAAGACCAGTGTAAGTGTCCATCTTAGAAATGGCAGCACTTACAGTAACCAATCCAGCCATGTATCCAGCAAGTTGACGTGTAGCAACAGATAATGCATCCATTGATTTACTTGCAAAGTCGCCTTTGCGCTCAATGCTATCCAACTCATTGCCTAGATTCCGCGCATTACGCTCTGCATTTTTAGCATCAATTACAATGACGAGACGTGATTCTTGTGCCATCTTACTTTCCTCTAGGCAATAAAAAACCCGCTTTCGCGGGTTAATTGTTTAATTTGAATTAATTTCTCAGTGCTTTCTCACAATATGGCGATGCATTTTGTAAGTTTGGATCTGGGCTGTACTGGTAACTACCTCCACCATAGTAGTTAACTTTTAACTCAAGTTTAGAGTCAGTTTTACTTTTAATCGTTTGCTTTAACCCTGATTGAACAATAATTTCATTACCATTTACTTTTAGCTTTTCAATAGAATCTTTACCATTCCAACTGGAACACATTAGACCAGTGCCATCTTTATTGAATGAGTAAGTCACAGCGTATGGGCCATTATTGCCCGTCCAAAAGCCATTGAGATCCGTTGATGTTGGTATTACAGACATGTATTGATTATTCATCATATCTGTTGTGGCTGCACAGCCTCCCAAACCTAGAACCAAACTCAATAAAATAATTTTTTTCATACCCACAACCTATTTTATAAAACTCGAATATGCTAACAACGTGTGATTATTCAATTATTCATACATTGCCATGCAACCCAAGTAATATTTTGCTGAGAATTCATTTAACTGTTCTTCTTTTATTGAGGGTGTTGAGTAACTTGGTTGCTCATAAGCATCACGGGTAATTAAGTTGATAATTTTTTGCATATTTTTATCAGGATTCTTTTTAAATGCATAATCATTAGCCTCCAATGCTTTCATTAACGGCATCCCATTTTGCTTTTGTTGCATAATTACATTTGCAATTTCCATTGTATTTCTACAATTTCGCTCATGCTCACTATCACTCACAGGTTGAACTGGTTTAGCTAATGCTAGTAAAGGAAAGAAGATTAGACCTATTAAAATAATCTTTTTCATATAAAATGCACCCAATATCAACACTTTAAAATTAGCTAATAATCCAAATAAAAATTATTAAAGCTATAAATAAAAGAACTCCACTGATTATCCATTCAGATTTAGGGTAACCCCATACATTATCTGGATTATTAAAATCAGGTTCTCTTCTACGTGTCGTTTTATTAGTATGACTAGAGAACTTAGAATAAGATAAACCAGTACCTGGAATACCTACTGTTGTGCGAGTACCCTTCTTACTTACATTTACACGTGCACCTTTCCCACCCACAGAAACACTTGATAGCCCTTTTTTACTAATATTGACACGGATTCCAGGAGCAATTTTTATACTTTTTCTAAAATTCAATCCCATCACATCACCTATCTAGAGCAGATCTTTTTAGAAGCACTGATGGAACCATCATTACAAACAAACTTACTACCATCGCAATGACTTACCCCACCTTTCTTACCAGAGCACGGTTGTCTCCCTCTACCTGCTTCCGCAACACTTAATGAGCTTAAAACTAATAAAAGACTTAAAATGACTTGTTTCATGGTTTTTACCGTTTGTTATAAAGTGTACTAACTTTAACAAACTGGTTAACAAATGTCACATAAAGCAAAACCACCCGAAGGTGGTTTAGACAGCTTCATCAACAACGTTATCCACTTTGTCTTCTTTTGGAAAGAAAAGCTTATGATTGGTATTTCGGTTTTCTGCCATAAATTTTCTTGCTGTCATGTCTTTAAATTCATATGCCGACCAGACCAAACCTGCATAGAAGTCTATAAATTGTAGCTCAAGGCATTTTGAGCTATCCATTGGCATAATATTGCATGACTGGTTAACAATTTGGTTTTCAATGCCACATTCTAAAACCATCTGCTTTAAATACTCGCCCATATTCCATTTCAACGAAACCCGCTCACTTCTTCTGTCAGGCATAAAATCTACATATTTATGCTTGCAGATAGTCCCAAGAAGTAAAAGCTTCACCATATAATTATAGAAAGCATTTGGGTCGCTCTTGAATCTTGCATTAACAAATTCTTTATTTGCTGTAATTGAGCGAAGCTGTATATCTGGATGGTCTTTGATAAGTTTCGCAGTCAATTTGACGAATATTTCTTTATCTTTTAGATTCAAATCAACTGATTTTAATTCATTTTTTAAAGGTCTTTTTCTTTTTTCATATAATGCTCTTACAATACGCTGAACATACTTAACCTTATTCTCAGGCAAACAGATTGCCGCTAACGTAAGCATTCGACTGGAACCACCCTTTTGATAAGGCTTTTCCATGTTCCAACCTAAATCACCACTTTCATCCAAGTATATAAATGTTCGCATATTTTATTATCAAGCATTAAAAAGCCCCTAAGAAACTTAGAGGCTAGAATTCGGTGCGGCACCTAGAGGCAACGTATTTACAATACGTTTACGATTATCGCAGTGTTTATCGTACCTCAATCTAGGCGTGGTGTATTTATACCGCGCTGCGACTACATTGATAGAATATTTGATAATGACATTCCTGTCAATAAGGAATTTTAACGGGAATGTCAACCACTTGACCGTATTATGTTACATCAATCGCGCTAAATCACGTCGCAAAGTCTAAGTTATATACCGAAGTCAGCATTTAAGTCTTCGTCGCTCGTTGCGTCGCCTTATTATGCGCCTCATCCAAGAACATATCGTCAAGCGTAAAGATACAGTCATTAAAGATGTAACGCTCCACTGGCAAGTCGTATTGTTCTAAATAAGCATTAATTGCTGAGATATCTAACGCCAGAGGAACACCTTGTTCATAGCGTCTAGATCTTGCAATCGTGTTATATGCAGACAGGATGGCATTAGCTACATACGAATAGTCAGGAGCATCAGGAAGCTTTACGCCGAGCGCTTCTCTTTGCTTTTTTTCGTGGTCCGTGAGCCCTGCGTACTTGCTCGCGAAGGTGTAGAGGGTTGTGACTTTCCCACAACATCATCTCGATATTGGTTAGCTTCTGATTGAATCTTTTCTGATTCAGTACGGATAAATGACCAAATTGAAACGCCTAAATCACCCATATTAAGTAATTTAAATGCATTCTCACCATTGAATGTAGGCTCTGTTTTTACCAACTCACCTTCAGGGTCTTCCTCAACAAAAACCACTCCTTTCCAGTCTTCAATTAAATGGCATGCAACTGCTTCCAATAGTAATTCATGAAAGAGTTTGTCATCGGGTGAAGCTTTAGCAACATCAAATCCTTTAGCTGTGATTTGGTTATTCGCACGCTCTAAAGCTACTTGATAAGGCTTATATCCAATGCCTCGGATTTTGAACTCAGCAAGTACATTACCTTCTTCATCTTTATATTTGCGCCACAAACTAACGTCTTTATTTCTTTGAATATTGACTTCAAGAGCCATGTTATATCTCCAAATAAGAAGGCAGCAATAAAGCTGCCAAATCAGTATTAAGGTGTAACTGGCGCAATCACACGAGTAATAACTGGCGATACGCGAATATGGTTGTAGTTGATGTCGACTGTGATGGTGTCTTCTCCACCGCCATCAGGGTGATTAGCTTCAGCCACTTCTAATTGTGGGAACTGGAATGCATAACCATTACCTGCATCATCTTCAATAGAGAATTCTAGCGGCATGGTGTCACGGGTTTTAATGAAGTCGATATATGCTGCCGATTGAGCCGAGAACATGTATTGAGTGTTGACGGTGATATCAACAATCTTCTCGAGATAAGTCGTTGCAGTGAGCTTTTTAGAGCCAATACAACGGATTGCTTCCATATTGTTGTTAATAGTCAATTCAAGAGACTGCATACAAGCAGTACCGACAACTGTTTCACCATTAACTTTAAGATCACCAACATTAAGCGCTGAAACAAGGACTAATTCAGGTACTGGTAAAGGCGAAGTAACAGGGTTTGTAGTAGTGCGCTCAAACAGAGTGCCCATCAAACCAAATGTGGCGGTGATTTTGCCAGTAGTGGCAATAGACATCGTAGCTTCATTTATACGTACACCGCGGTAAATAAATACCTGGTTAATATCTTCAAATACTTTGACGAAGGTAAATGTCTTTCGCACATTACCGCCAAAGTTAAGAACATCACTGGCCCAGTTATTCATTGCAACTGCCGACCAGAAGTCATCAAACAAGCCAATAGATAATTCAACTTCTAAAGAACCTGTGATTTCTGCTTCGGTAGCCATGCCACCTTGACGGAATCGCGAATCGACCACACTGTTTGATGATTCAGTGGTGACGTTTTCAGTTAAGCCATCAGTAACTCGGCGTACGGTTTTCCAAACTGGTGTAGTTGGTAATACTTCGGGGGTTTGTTCCTCTGCATAATAGAGGCGAATCTTTGCACCACTCGACATGGCTTTTACTCCTTATAGGCATAAAAAAACCACCTCGAAAGGTGGTTACAAAATTAGGAACATAAAAAAACCGCTCATGGGCGGTTATTTCTTTAAAATTTTAAATTAATCATCTAGATCGACACTTACTCCAGTAACTACATTATGTTTAGTTCCGCCAAGACTACTAACATCGGCTAAACGTATATTCACATCAGAAACACATAGTTTATTAGCTAATTGCCATTTATTCAGCTCTTCAACCATTACACTTGCCAAGTGTCGTTCCAGTTCTTGCCGTTTAATTTCAATTTCTTCTTGCGTAAGCATGCAGGACATATCAATTCACCCTATAACCAATAGTCACATTATACTGAATGAAGTCAGCATCTTTTCCGGTATAAACGGATTGTCCATTCAAACACTCTAAATGTTCGACTGAGAAATATTCAAAATGTGCCAGCAATGCATCACTAAGTTCTGTTACTTCCCTGTCTCCAGTATTAGGACGGGCAAAACATTGAATTAAGATATTCCCAGTACGGCGTGTACACGGCTTATTTCCTAGTCCAGCAATAAAACTTGGTCCTCCCGTAATGGTTAAACGACACCACACACCTTTTGTTGGTACCGTAAAACCTGGTGCATTTGGATACTGGATTCTATCTTGAGAAATCCCTGTAAAACTCATCATTCGGTCCACGATAGCTTGTCTAGCTTGCTCTAAAGTCATTGCCATTTTAGCCACCGTACTTTTGAGTAATATAAGTAAACGTTGTGCTATAAATGCCCTGCGGTGCTTGATCGGACCAACCGTTTTCTAAACGCTCAGCATATGGCTGGTTGTTTTGAATATAGATCAAACTCCCCAACTTAAACTTAACAGCTTGAATCGCGGCATCTTGCGCAGCATTTGTAGAAGGTTCTCTTACCCCATAGTCGCCAGATCCAACAGAAACAATGTGAGAAGCCCGATAAGCTCCAGTATCAACTGGACTGGAAACGACAAGTGATTGCACTGTATCCATAGTGATTTTCTTTACATGCTCATCTGCCTGTTTCTCAACTTCAAAACTAAAGCTGCTCGGCCTTGCTCCCTTCCACCCCATGTTTTTTAACCTCACTTGCTTCGAACATTTCAAAAAGGTCTTGAGCTATCGCTTGAATTGAATACGCTTCAAACTCAACACTCGGATCGCGCTCACCCATTCGCCGTTTCACAAACTGCCAAACATGAACTGCTTCATGTAAAAGTAGTCCATAAACTTGAATTTGATCTTTATCTGATGTATCTCCAATTTGGACAATTGCATAAGCACCATCAGAAAAAGTACTAACTTGTGCATCCGATCCCATATCCAAAAATTGATCAGCTTTGCCCATATCTTCAAATAACAAATCCATGTGAAGCTGATTTCTAGCAAGTGCATATTTGACATGTTGAAACGGTGAAATGTACCACTCAGGAACATAATCTGTACTTATCATCTAGACTCCTAAATTGCACCCATAAAAAAACCACCCGAAGGTGGTTTTTTGAAAATTAAAACTATATTTAAGTAATAATTTTAAATTTAGTAGAAATTAAAGAATAATCATCAACAGGACCATTTTTTTCTATACGTTTAAGCAAACTGGTACTAAAGGCTGTTGGGTTATTCATAGTATTCAAGGAAAATTTTGGTCTTTTTTCCCAGAATTCATAAGCTCCGTCAGACATAATATTTACTATTAAATTTCCTTGCTCATCAATTAAATCTTTCATCATATGAAATGAATATTGATATTCTAAATTAATACTCTTTGATAAGGCCGTCACCAGTATGTTTTTACCTGGCATTTTTTTTAACTGACGCTCTGTATATAGTCCAGCCTCTAATAACTTTTGATGTTGTGTATGGTCTTTTGTATGACAAATTAATTTCTGTTCAGATTTTATATAAAGTCTGCTATCACCAACATGAATGATATGCACACCACTTTTCTCAACTACTCCAACTGTTAAAGTTGTCGCTGCCTGAAAATATTCAGGGTTAATTAATTCAAGCTCACTTATTTTATTTTTAATTTTTAATAATAAATGATCTATTTCAATCTCTGTAGGTATTTTTTCTATTTTAGAAATAAATTCAATTGCTAATTCTGAAGCCAATTTTGCACCAGGATATGAGCCAACACCATCAGCAATAGCAAAAATATATCCTCCATTTAGCTTCAATGGGAGAAGAATAGAGTCTTCATTTATTTTATTTGAAGATTTAGAGTGCGTGAAAGCAGCTACATTAGTTAGTTCAAGCATTCATCCCCTCCTCATAAATTGGTAAAAATATTTTCAATATTTGATTAACTGATTGGTATCTGTCAGAAGGTACATGTGCTCTACACTTATTAATAATAGGAGCTAACTTTCGAGTTAGTTCTTCATCTAAATAGCACATATACTCTAAGAATGTACCAATAGCATAGATATCTGATTGATCACTAAAATGCCCAAAAACTGCTTCAGGAGCAAGGAAACCCGGTGTACCCATTCCTTGACCAATAGCAGTCAATGGTGTTGTCTCTGGGCTAGAAACTGTATCTTTAACTAAACCAAAGTCAGCAATTTTATATTTATCACCAACTTTTACCATGTTTGACGGCTTAATGTCTCTATGTAAAAGTTTTTGTTGATGGATATGACTCATTCCTAAAAGTAAATCTAAAATACATTTTAATCTTTCTTTTTTGGGAAATTTGCCATTAATTATTAACTTTTCTACATCTATTTCGCCTAATTCCATTACAAACCAAGGCTCTACACTTTCTAGATCACAAATATAAATTTGAACAATATTTGGATGACTACATTTAGCTTGTAGATGCCCTTCTCTAACAAACCTTCTCCTAAAAGATTCTATTTCTCTTGCATTTGACTTCATTGTCTTCATTGCAAATAAGCCACATAGATGGTCTTTCTGATTATAAACTTCAACTTTTTGTACAAAACCGAAAGACCCTCCCCCCATATCTTCTATAGGTATAATTTTATAACTACCTCTTACTAACATTTATTTTCCCAAACCGTTTTTACATAATTATAAAATAACGGTTATTGATTAAAACATTCAATAGATGTTTTAAAAAATATCTTTATTTTGAAGATGTATTATTTAATTAAACAGAGAGAAAAAAATTTTGAAAAATAAACAAGAAGTGAAGTTTTAAAATTTTATATTTCAATGGTACTTAAATTCTAAAAAATAGTTATTCAAAAGAGATTTATTTCACCCATCGCAACTGACATTTCCAAATTGTCGCAGCTGGATCTTGTTGAATGTGAATAACTCGAAATGAGCCTAAAGCTGTTAGCCATTCATCATCAATCTTTGGCTCTTTTGTAACTTCATTTTGAAGCACTGTAGCTTTCTTATCGGTGGCCAGTACTCCAAGTGTTTGGATCTCATATTGACTGTATGAACCGAACAGAACACCACGCCCTTCATAATGTTCAACAACTTCTTCTGAAGTATTTGTTTTAGGGTTCCAGTTGGAACTAACAACCCTGTCACATGTAAAGGTATGAACGGCGTCCGCTAAATCATCATTAAATGCTTCGGTAATATCTGCCTGAATTTCGTCACGTAAGCCCATATCATGCCCTGTAAAGTGGTATGCCAAAGCCATTAAAACTTGCATTTGGATCTTTCAAATCAAGTGAATCAATAAAATCAATTGCAATCTGTTCAAAGCTAGAAATTGCTTCAGATCCATCTTGGTATTCTTTTTCTGACTCAACAGAATCAGCTTTAACTTTCTTACGCTTCAACTGCTGGTCTTTGCCGTTATAAATTACTTTGGCCAGAATTCCTTTGATGATTTCACAAGCCGCGTCCTTAAGAAGTGGATCAATAGGATCTGGTACAAAACCTATTCTGTTTTTCATCCAAACATTAGCCAGCTTTACCAGACGAGCTTTATCACTGTCTGGTGCAAAATCGCTGCCCAAAATTGAATTTGCGTCATCTACAGTAATAAAGCTCATTGCATTATTCCTTCGGGATTAATTTAAGGAGTTCTGCTTTTGTTGCAGAAGGCTTGTAGCCAATGTTCTTACTAGCCAAATACTCTTTTAATTGATCATTTGACCAGTTTTCAAAATCATTAGCTGCCGTTTCTGTAGCTGGGTTTTCTGCCGATTTTCCAGCTTCCAATTCAACAATACGTGCTTGCATTGCGGGAATATCGTTTTTAAAAGCTTCAAATTCAGTTTTTATACCGACCACTTGAGCTTCAGCATCTTTGAGAGCTTTATCTGCTAAGACTGCTGCATCTTTTAATCGTGAATTCTCAGATAACAACTCTGACTGGTTACCACCAGCCTGCTCTAAGATGGCAATTTTTTGCTTAAGCTGAGTGTTTTCTTCGACGACCTTTTCACATTCTGCTTTTGCATCATCAATCACAGCTTGAAGTTCAGGGGTGACTCCTACCTCGACATTTACCGTGGCCAAAGTCATTTTTTGTGGCTCTTCCAACTTACGAACTTCAACTGGAACTTCTAAAGATTCGTAATCCTTTTGAATCTTTGGATAATTACCGTAAATAATTACCTCTTTTGCTTTCAGATTTGGGGTTTCATAATAGTCAGGGTTAGCAATAATGCCCGTCTCTAATGCAGCCAGTGCTGCAATGCGTGTATAGATAATCTTCATGGCGCTTTTCTCTTAATAATAAAAAAGAGGGCTTATTAGCCCTCTTACGGTTTTAATTTTTAGGTTTTAACCAGTTGTCGCTGTACCTGATAAATCAAGTAAGGTACCTGCTGTCATTTTGTTGCTGGTTGCATATTTAATCCAGTTAGCACTTGAACCAAGTAATGTAAGATCAGGATTTTCACCTTTCGATGTATCCCAACTATAACCAAGAATATCTAGGTTAAATGCACCTTCAGCACGCATACCGATTGCTAAGTTTTCTTCATCATTGATGTCATAAGCTCGGAAGCCCGGTACTTGTGATTCAGTTACTGTTACAGCACCATACTGCAAGCCAAAAGCATCGTTATCACCTACAGCATCCGTCACCAATACCGGCTTTCCTAAGGTTCCTGGTAAACCACCATAGATAACGATTTCAGATTCACCGTAAATTTGCTTAGTGATAGCATCATCGACAATATCGAAATATGTATCTGAGTTCATCACCCATAAGCCAATTCGGCCAAACTTATCACCAAACTTTCGCATACCACGAGTTAATGCTTTGCGGCCATCAACAACGATACTTCCTTTCGCAACCATATCGGGATTACTAGAAATAGCAGCTTTTAAAGAAGCTAAACTGTACTCTAATCGGCCTGCAACCAATGCATCTGCAAGATCGTAACCAACAACCATAGCAAATTCTTCTGGTGTACGAGCACGGCGCTTAAATGCCTCTTCAGTTGATGCATAAGGACCATATTTATATGGAATTTTTACACCTACAGACTCACCTGCACCGATTTTTTCCGGAGTTACTTTTGCATTGGAGTTCACATCGCGATGTTTAATGCTACCACCAACTTTGTAGAATGCATTTTTATTGAAGTCACCTTGAATGATTTCATTACGATAAATAATCGCACCATTGGAAGCTTCATTAAAAACATTCAAATTGTCTTGTAATCGTTCTAAATAGGCTGTTTGAGCCAGTTGGTTGTAGATGATCATGTCGGAATTAACTGTTGTAGTCATAACTACTTATCTCCAAATATTTAATGATTAGTTCGGTAGTTTTAGGAAGGCATCATTGCCATGTTCTTTGATGTAATCTGCTTTCTGAGAAACAGACATTTCACTGCGTTTCATTCCTGCAGGCGCTCCACCTTTGCCCCCACCTTGAAAACCGCCACCAGTTCCTTTACCACCTTTAAGAATTAAGTCTTTATGCTGGTATCCACCAACCAATGACTCTAAAGCTTCATCAACATTTGCAAGTTCACCCGGACGTACACGCGAATAAATCTTTTCGCCGTTCGGATCATATGCAACCACCTTGCCCTCTTCGATTTTGAAGTGATGGCCAAAGGTTGCCTGAACCATATCCACAGGTACTGCAATGTTGTCTTGAATGTACTTAGAACGAGCAAAACCACCGCCGATAAGTTCTTTATGTAAAGAGGCCTCTAGAGCATCACGTTGCTCAACAATCGGAGCATATTTTTCTTCAACTGCCTTGATAGCTTCAGCTTTCACTTTCTCAACTTCACCGGCATCCACCAGCTTTTTATCATCGAGATTTTGGATTGTTTGTAATGCCTTTTTAGCTGCCGCTGGGTCTTCAATTCCTTCAAAAGCTTTTAATGCTTTTTCGGCTGCTTCTTTGGCTTCACGATGTGTTTTAGTTTCATTGTTTAAGCGTGCAATTGTTGCTACCGAGTGTGGTGCATCATGTGGCATTTCTTTGCCGTCATCATGAATATAGATCGGCTTATCGCCGTCTACTTCTGCATAAACTTTACCGTCGATCGTTACTGTTTTAAGTTTCATTGGTCATCCAACCTATATACACAAATGGGCATCCGCCCGGATTCACCGTCCACATCCGCTTCCGGCAGACATTAAAAAAGCGCCCCTAAGGACGCTTTATTTCGATTAAAAACTTAGAAGTTTGTGGCAAATAAACGATAGCCTTCGAGTTCCCAAAGTTTATTTTCGGCTGACTTTTCTGCATTGCTTCGAGCTATACGCTCACCAATTTCAGCATCAAAGTTTTCAGCATTCACACATGCACTAAAACCCGAAGCTAGAAAAAACTTTCCATCTAAAAATGCATGAACAAAAGTAGATGTTGTGACTCCGGGACATTGCTCAACCGTGTAAGTAACACGCTCCATTAATGCATCAATTTGAGATTTAGTTACTCGAGGTGCCTCGGACTTTTCAACTAACTCTTGCTCTGTTACGTCTTTGGTCATTTTCTTCTCACAAAAAAAGCACCCGAAGGTGCTATTGAATTAATAAATTGGTTTAATTAGAAATTGAGGTTTTAACTGTCACACCAGTTAGAAAGTGTTTTTCTGAACCACCCAAACAAGTGGCGCTAGAAAAATTTGCATAAACATCTTGTACATTTACGCCTGTATCTTTTTCAAATTTACTGATCAATTCAGCAAGTTGAAATGTTAGGGTTCTTTCTAACTCTTCTTTTCTTTTTACATATTCAGCAACAGATATTTCTGACATTTTTACCACCTTTCGCTACGTTTCCTTTGCACCCCAAACCTTTTGTCTAGGTTCATCACCAACTAAGCGGATGCCTTGAGGACCACCTACATCAAATGTTGCCGTGATAGTCGCTGGACCCTCAAAAACACTACAATTCATTTTTACAGCGGTTAATCCAGCTAATGGAATACCTGTTTCCTCGTCACAAAGAGCAAGATGAGAAGATTTATCTGAAACTCTTTTAAGTACCAAATGTCTAACTTTTGATTCACTCATAAACCAAACTCCATAAATGACAAAAGCGCCATTTGGGCGCTTATATAGGTGAAAATTGTGTCTTAAGTGAGTTTAGAATTACCTGTAATCGGCAATAATTACTCACAGTTAAATCCAGTTCCAACAAGGTCTTTTTTCAAATTTGAAACGAGATTTTGTTGTTCCTGCTGTTGTCCACTAAGATAATTTTTATCTAGAGTCTCTGCACCATCAATAGATTTATAAAGCTCTTTAGATTCCTCTAAATTGTCTTTTAAAAACGTGGTGAGGTTTAGTTTCGCCTGGGCAGCTCTACATAAATTATTTTTAGCTTCTAAACCTTGAGTAGCCTGTTTTACTTGACCAGTTGCAGGATCAAAAGAATATGCATTTGCCATTGCTGACTCCAAAGCTTCAGACAATCGATCATATTCTTTAAGATATTTTTGACTTGGTTCAGCTAAACAAGTGATGGAAATTAGGGTTAGACATACAAAAGCTATTGTTTTCATATTGTATAAATTCTGATGTTTTAAAAAATATAACATAAGAAAAATTACAGACCCAACTTTTTAAAAGCTTTTTCATCCAACTTTCTCAAATCATCTAAGCTATAGAAACGGCCTTCAGGATCAAAGAACTTATCAAAATCAAATTTCCCATCTTTATAGAGCTTAAAGCGCTTTGGCCCTAGCCACTCCCTTTGAAAGAAATCATCTGTTTTCTTAAAGAACTCTTTGAATGTGGTGTTTGCATCTAACTGTCCTATTAACTGGCTTCGCTCTTCTTTGGGGATGTCTTTAACTCTACGTTCGTCCATTACAAATGGCCGTTCGCCAACAAGTTGACCGTCCTTCTCGACCGGAACCAAGATACTGCGACAGTTAGGATGTAACGGCGGCACTCGCTTTGCCGGATCATTTATTTCCCACACTGAACCATCTAATGAAGCGCAAAGCTTAGAAGTTCGTCCATCTAAAACGCTAACAAATCGGACATATTCAAAGCCAATTTGGTTGAAGCTATTTAGATAGGCTTGATTAGCTACATGACTTCGCACAGTTCTTACCGTTCGCTCAATATCAGTTTTGGTACCATTTAAGATCCCATCTTCATAGTTAAGCCGTTTGGTACCACGAATACGCTGAACAATTTCTTGGTTAGTTTTGCCTGAATTAATACCATCTCGAATTGCATACTCAACCTTTTGACGGGCACTTTCAGCAATTCTTGAAAGCAGATCATCGACAAGAGCGCCACCTGCCAACGGAACTTTTTTAGCGGATAAGAATAGTTTTTCCCCATCAGGCTTATTAATTTTTGCTCCATAGAGCTTAGCTACGTAATTGGCCTCATAAACAGCCAGCGCCGTAGCAGAAACGGCAAAAGCTTCAGGTAATGCTAAATTAACACTGGCAAACCATTGGGCAATCAAATCCCTAATTTCCCTTAAATTTGAAGTTGTATATTTACCACCAGCTAAAGCAACTTTCTCCGACTCATTAAGCTCATCCAATAAATCCCGAAGCTTAGATAGCATCTTGCTCGTATCATCATTGAATAAAGCCAATAACTCATTTACCGTTTTTGATGAAGCACGATAAAGATAGGCCTGGTGCTGAGTGAGTGCTTCAAATAGTTTTTTGATATCTGTTGCCATCTCACTCTACCTTTTGATTTAAAGTCCCATCTTGCTCTGCTTCAACATTCTGAAGCTCTTCTTCATATTTTTGTTTAGGGAACATACCTGTTTGGTTGTATTCCCACCAAGATTTAAATGAAGAACGGCCTTGTAAAGCTGCCTCATATAATTGTCGAGCTAGTTCAGCTTGATACCCTTGTTTATTAAATTCCTGACTGATTTCGAACATCAAATCATCTTTAGTTAGAACATCCACATTAGGCGTTACAAACTTAGCAGCCCATCGTAATGCTGCTGACAAGGCTTCATTCATATTGACTACACAAAGCGAAAGAACGGAATGTTGAACGGCGTCATCACTATTTGCCTCTGTAGCAGTCTTTTTGCTTCCAGAACCCTTCTCGATTAAACGTGCCCCCATCTCCTTCATTTTTTCCCACTTATCTTTCATCGCTTCCCGGGCAAGAGTATTAGGGTCGGCTTGAATAATTCCTAATCCACCATTTTCAGGTAAAGGCAAAAGTACTTTCGCACCAATGTATATGCCACGTTTTTTGGCTTGGTCGTACCATTCCCATGTAACACCCTTTGCAAAGTATTGAGGTTGCCCCATATAAAAAACGGACTCTTGAAAGTCCGCACTGTCTCTGTAATGGGCTAAATTGAGATTAGCCAAAGGAAGTAATGGAGGCTTTTTAATCTCTTCTGAATTATCAATTGCACCTACAAATGTAAAAGGTATATAAGTCCAGAAATTCCCGTTGTAATCTGTTGGAAACTTCTTATCTCCGCCAACCCAGTTACCCTTTTCACCCTTTGTATACACCTGAACGGAATAAATATATTCCCCATTACCCTCTTGCTCTAAACGAAGTACACGATATTGCTCTTGTTCGGTTTTACTAAATCCATCAGCACCGCGCTCAGACCTAAATTCACGGATAACTACGAGACAAAGTTTTTTCTGGTTATCGACCATTACTGAATCCCAATTCACTACATCTATGGCATTCAATAAATGAATCATTGGATAGGCTTTTTGCGCTTTAAATTCCGCTAGATTACGAGCTGGTGGCACATCGGGATAATCTACATATAAAGCACAACGATAATGCTTCAATAAATGGCGAATTCCATTTTGAGCCAATTGATAAGTACTTAAACCAGCACCATTTGCATTACGTTCTAAATGAGCAAGTTCCGGAGGAAATTTAAAACTTGGATCGGTTGCAAAAGCTGCACCAACTAAACTATTTGATGTAGTCCCTGTTACTTCATAAAAGACTGCACGGGTAAGATAAGCCTCATAAGCGCTTTTATTTGCAGGTGATTTATCATGTGCATTTGGCATCGGCAAATATTTTTCACCTTTAGCCTTAACTGCATCTTCACCTTCACAAACATCATCAAGTTTTTGCCAGTATGGCAAGTTCTTAACATATTCAGCATGTTGAAAAGTTACATCACTCATCGAGCAAATCCCATATCAGCGAAGAAGGTTTCAAATCCTTCATGTAATTCATTAAACGCATCTGAAGCTGCATCCACTTGGTCGTCATGTGTACCGTTAGGAAAATGACGAAGCTCATCAATAAAATCCTTATTCCATTCACCTTTGAGCATTCGTACATTTCCCACGTTAACTTGGGCCGCAAATGGTTGTGCCCGTGTAAGCTTGTCACCTGAAATTGGCTTAGCTATCACGCTATAACCCGCAAGAAGCTTCACAAATGAACTAGCTTGCGATTTACCAGCTTGACCGGGATCTTGTGGTAGACGCACAGAAACTTTTTTCCCATCTATTTTTGCTGTTTGTTCTAAGCGCTTATTCACATTGTCAGGTCCAAGCTGTCCTCTAGTTACATCGACAATGTAAGTAAAACCATCTGCGCCTAGAGCTTCTCGCACACCTACTGTAAAGTCGCCCTCATTTTCGGTAGCCCCAAAATCCCAAGCCCTAACTTGTTTCAATACATCCGCAGGCAAAGCATCAACAATTTGAATATTGTCGGGCTTAAAAAAACCGCCTGCTGGCGGTGATGGCATTTGTCGGTACTGCCCGGCAAATACATATGGTGCTGCTTGCTTCATTAGCCTCAATTTTTGGATATTGTGTTTTGCTGGCCACAGTGCGGATCCGTCTTCCTGAATAGCTGAAAGACATAGATGCTCCCACACTTCACCGTTACCACCAGCTACAGGAACGCCGTCTTTTCTATCACCTAGCAACCATCCAGCTAAATCATCTTCATGAAGTCGCTGCATAATCACAATGATCGGCGTATCTGGCGAGTTAGTACGCGATTCGAGTGTGTTCTGAAACCAATCAATTACCCCTTCTCGAATTGTTTTAGAAGAAGCTTCATGCGCTTTGTGTGGGTCATCGATAATGATGCATCCACCAAACCCATCACGAAGTTTACCTGCGCCAAAACCAGTAATCGTACCGCCTGTACCAGTCGCATAGCAGACACCGCCTTGAGAAGTTCTCCAGAAGTCTTTAGCCTTACTATCATCACGCAATGTAAGATCAGGAAAGACCTTTTTATACGCCTCCTCTTGTACGAGTGTTCGAATCTGGAAGGCGTTATTTGCGGCAAGCATTGCCGAGTAACTGATATGAATAAACTCACAGTCAGGCTTCTTTCCAAAACACCAAGCCATAAAATTAATTACAGCAATTTCAGTTTTAGAATATCGTGGTGGAACGTTAATAATTAACCGCTTTATCTCTCCGCGATAAACTTTCATCAAAGCTTCACAGATTTCTAAGTGGTGCCAGTTCTGCATCCATTTATAACCACGGCGCTCCTTAAACATGTACCTTGTGAAGAAATATAAATCTTCTTGCGCCTCGATTCGGATGGCTTTATCCCGAGCCGCATCAGTACTCATCTAAGACTTCCCTCCGCGCTTTTAAGTAATCTTCCATTGGAACTGGAATTTCTGAATTAACTGTTTGGACTGGTCCGCCGTCTTTGCCTGTAATTTCTTGGCGATTAGTAAATTGACCACCAATATCTTTAGCGGCTTGTTCAAGAATTTTTAAGGCTGTTTTGACGTTTCTAGTCTTCTCAAGCTGTCTTTGGTATTGCTTCAGTCGGTAATACTTGTTAGCAATAGGAATATCAATTAAGCCTTTATCAAACTCATCTCTGGTTTTTTCAAATAGTTCGACATACTTTTTGCTTAAGTTCTTACCAGCAACTTTTGTAGGGTCATAAGTTGCAACTTGAACACGATCTATATCAACGCCAAACTCTTGTTTTACGAGTTCAGCCACTTCTTGAGGTGTATCACGACAAGCAAGAGACTGAACTATAAAGATTTTCACAGGCTCTTTTAGTGTCGCCATAACTTCCTCATCGTATAACTACGTATAACAAAATGGGCAAAAAAAAGAGCCATTAGGCTCAATTGATTACACAGTTTCCGCAGCATTTTGAAATATCAAGATTCGAAACAAACGGCGGATTTTTTGCGACTTCAATAAGTCGCTTAACATTTTTGCTTGGTCCATAACGTTTAACTACGCCAATAAACTCTTCAACGTCATGACCTGCAAGATAGTGCTTAGGAAGACCAGAACTATCGCTATAAACAATTTCTCCGTCCTCGTCTCTCATCACTCCAATGTGGTAAAGCTCATGTTCAAGTAAGTAACAGAACTCTGTATCGTTTGCACGCTCACAGAAAGAAGCGTCGACAGTTATTAAGTATGTTGGCACAAAGCCGAACCAGTCTCGCATCTGTTGCTCTTGTCGAGCTTTACGCCATCCACCAACATTGAACATGACTTTTTCGCACTGGCCCAACACCATAGCTTGCTTGCTTTTATATGCAGAAGAGGCCCACGCGAATGCTAAAAATTCTTCATTATCGTGAAGCAGCTCAGCTATGTGATCATGATCGGGGTTATAAAGAGGTCCACCAATAGTTAAGTAATTAGCAACTACCCAGTTTTTTAAATCAGGCGCAGGTACTATGCGTATCGCTTCCTCTTCATCTGCTTGGTCTATAAAATCAGTTGGAGGAAATGGTCTGATCTGATCCATTAAATATTTGCCTCTTTAAATTTTTAAGCCATTGGCTAGCGAAATGAGCTTGGATCTGCAATGGACCAGATTCATTAATCTTAAATCTTGGTACTGCCTCTAACCGAACAACGGTATATCCCATTGATTCAGCAACATCGTAACGGTCCATACTCCACGCCTTTGTTGCCAGCTTACCCTTTCGACCACCAGACCAAGGACCGCCAGCAATTTCAACTAAAATACGATGTTCAATTAAATGAAAATCAAAACGCCAATGCTTTGTTGATTTAAACTGGAATTTCTTTTCGTATTTAATTTCCAGATTATCTAAAGCATGTGTAAATTCTTCTTCAGCTTCTAAGTACTTTTGAGTAGCTTTAGGCAATGGTCTACTTTTGGGTTTTGTTTTAGGTTCTTTTTTTCTTGTAAGCCAGAAGTATTCTTTATCATCCATATTTCACCCATAAAAAAACCACTGCAAAAGTGGTTTTTATTACTATCATTTTTTAATCAAAATCTTTGTAGGCTGTAACCTCCATACTGTTTAACAAATCAAACCAATTATCTAGTAATGCAATCAAGTCTTCCTTGCTACTTGTTACTCCAATAATCTTTTGAAGATGGTATTCATCCTTTTCATCTACTGAATTAATATCTGTAACAAATCCAGCATCTTTAAGTTGTTGTCTCACAGTATTGGTGTCGTTACAGTCTAGGCAGATAATTTCAAAGTCATTTTCATTGATAAACTTCAATTTATACCCTGTCTTTCTTTCGAATGGCATATTTTCACCAATTAAATTAGTTAATGTTTATTTATTATACTAATTCATAGGTTAATTATAAAATTTATTTTATTTTTCAAATACTTAGTTCTCAATAGTAAATTATTTACTATCGAGAACTAAATCATCAAATTAATAAAATAAAAAGCCCCGCCAATAACTAGTATGTAGCGGGGCCATTTGCGCCGTAATCCGTCCGGCAAGAAAACTCGCAAAGCGTCCTAAGCGAGTGGGGTTTTAAAATCAAAAAACCCGCTTCTAAAAAAGAAACGGGTCACAAAAACAAAAACTTTCAGCGCAGTATTTGTGATACATCATACAAATTAGAATATGTATTTACAATATACTTTATGCTTATTTTTTAGGTGCTCTCAAAATATCCAAAACTCGCTCAGACATTTCGTGCAAGTTGGATCCTATTGGAAGCCAAAAATGATAATTGATGTTGTCGCGGTTAAAAACTTGCTTGTAGTACTCAGTTTTAAAAGATAGGTCGATATCAGAAGCTTTAAGCAATCTACCTTCTTTTTCTATCTTTTGCCCATCAAGTTCACCACCAACACAGATATTCATTTTACTTACCAGTTTTTAATTAGTCTGGACTATAGCACAAAAGAGAACCGGTCGAAGGAGGTTAAAAAATTACTCTTCAAGCCAATTACAAGCTTTTAATAAGTTCTCATAAATTTCAATTCTCATTAAAATTGTATTTTTAGCAGTTGTTTCATCTCTATACAAATCATTGTCTTTTATATTTTTTCTTATAATTTCTTCTGAGATTAACCCTCTAATTTCTAAAGGATCAACTTTGCCATTTAAAGGATTTTCATTAAGCACATTTCCTATTAAGTGAACATTCTCAAGTTGTTGTTGAAGGGATTTTCTAAGTTGTATTTCAATCTTTTGTCTTAAGGTAGGGTTTTTCAACAGCCCCACATCTTTAATTTCTCTAATAACATTGTAGAATTCAATTTTACTTTGAAAAATTGAATTTCCAACTCCACCGAAAAATCCAGTAGGTGTAAAAGCCATATCGATACGCATTTTATAATATTCAATTTGCATATCATGAAGTAACTTTTCTGACTTGTTCCCGATATCTCTTAATTTAAAAAGATTGCCTCCAATGGAGAATTCCTGAATTTCTTTTAAAAAATAACCTGTCAAACAAATGAACATAGAGGCGATAACTAATATAACGAATTCTGATCCCTGTATTTGTCCTAAATAAAGAATTCTGTAAGCTACCCCCGTTAATACAATGAAACAAGATATTATAAAAATAAGCTTTGTTTTCTCACTTTTAGAAGGATTAGTTTCTGACATTTTATTTAATTCGGATTTATAAAAAACTTATTATATTAAAATTCATGGAACAAAAAAGCTCACCATTTGGCGAGCTTTTAAAACAATTTGGTGCAACGCTTATAACTTCGTCCCACCATATCACAAATCTAAACCAAGTGTGCTGCACTGTCAAGATTGCAATACCTCTATTTTACCATCCAAATAAGCCAAACCTTTATCAATCTCAGCACGTACTTTTGCTTTACTACATCTATGTACATTGGCAATTGTTAAATACGACCAATTATTTTCATAATAAAGTATTAAAAACCAAGCTCTTTCTTGTAGAAATTCCCTATTATCGTTATGCATTTTAGCCAAGAGTTTGCTTACTTCAACTGCCTCATAATCTTCAATTTCGCATGGCATAGAGACCTTACTTGATCTAATTCTAGTTGTGTCATTTTGGTCAATTAAACATGCTAGAGGATTAGCAGAAACTTTAGATTTTGTTGATCTTACCCATAGACCATATTGTTCCAACCATTGATGAGCAGAACGTTTAGACCAGTCCATTGTCTTGTTATTAACTTTTGCATTCATGTTTAAACTTCCCTCACATCAATATTGTGAACTGTTTTCATCAGGTGTTTTTTATTTCGGTAACTCGGTAGCTTGCGTGTAGCTATAGACTTCACATCTTCAACAACGTATTCACCTGCTGTCGTGAAATAAGTGAAATCGGCAAAATATCTAAGTGCTGGTTTAGCTCGTTTCTCCCCTTCTAATTTTGTCTTCGGTGCCAATTCAAATTTTGTGTGATGCTGCAATTCTTTAATTTCACCTCGTTGTTGTAGAGCCTTTAGCTCGATATACCGTTTGTATTCTTTAGTACTGTCAAAAGTCATTCCATCCAATTTAATTTTCGAAGCATTAAACTTGTTTCGACCCTTTTTCTTTTGAACTTTCGGGCATGTAAGGCGGTAATCAGCAAGGCTCATTGATGTCATTTAGGCTCACCACCATTGAGCACTTGCTCTAAAGCTTTAAAGGTTCGAATCATTGCCATTTGTAGAAATTCATGATTGCCGCGCATGTCCCCTTCAACATACTGCAAAGCATATTGAGTCTCCTTTAATGCCCCATCTAAACGCTTTTGCAATTCCACTACTTTCGCTTGCAGGTGCTGCCATACAAGGTTGTGTTGATAAACATTTTCTCTAATGTACGTATCTTCATAGCGTTCAAATAGATTAGCGGGCGGAACAAAACCATAAGGCTTGTAATATGTATCTAAGTACCACTGCTCAAACTCTTCCATCACACATCCTCCACTTTGCAATTAGCGTAGGTCTCAAAGAAGAACTTTACAGGCTCGGATTTAATTTCAATCAGTCCAAATCGAAGTAAATGACGAGCATGTGTGCTATCGCGTAGTAACTGCACATCACGGTAATGTGTAAGCATTTTTCGCCACCCTTCCAGCGGCATAGACGATTTGTTTGTATTGCAAGGAACACATGCAGGGTTCATGTTTTCTAAAGTGTCGTTTTGCGGTCTAGTCATTTCACCCGTAATTAACTTACCGCCACCAACATGAATTAAATCTCGCTTCACTGCTTCGATATGGTCTGCATGCCACTTATCGCCAAGCAAATCACCACAGTAAGCGCAATGTCCACCAAACTTTTGTTTTAGCTCAGCACGTTGCTGTTTAGTTAGTTTCATTGGTGAATTCCTTTCTTAATGTTCTTTACGCGCCAACCGCCACAAAACCACTGCACCGCTAATAGCTGATGTAAAAAATGAAATGAGTAAACCCCACGCTAAAATCTCGAATTTATTCATATATTCGCCCCATCAATTAGCTGAAGAATATTTCTAGGAATTGGCATACCTTCACGATGGCACATCTCTGCGTATTCGTGCGGATTGTCAAAAGGATCTGGACCTAGCTCTTGTTTGAGTTCTGGCTCTTTTTCCTTAGCCTTAAGCTTTTGTACTGGTGCAGGTTTACGACCATTGATTTTTAAACGTTCCATCAATGATTTGAGATGCTTTTGTGCTTCGTCATTTGAAACTGGTATATGCACTTTTTGCTCATTTTTCTGAGCTAATAAAATTGGTTCTTGGTACCAAGCTTGAACTTTTCCTTTTAACTGAGCTTCCGCTTTGTACTCGTCATATACCTTGATAAATTCCATTTTGGCTTTGTACATTTCGCCGTCTTGAATAAGCGAATAAACTTGATCAAGTACAAATTTGGCTAATGTAGTAATTTCTTGGTTTTGCTCACGCCCATCAGGCAATCTCACTTTCTTGTGCTGAGTGATTTGGGTGTATTCACAAGCCTTAACCCAAGCCTTCTCAGCGCTCCACCAATCATCACCCATGCACATAGCACGGAATTCAGCGAAGTTAGGCATGTATGTATTTGTACTTGCGTAAAATAGCGCTAAGCCTCTTTGAAGTTGGTTAGGTGTAACCCCAACCAATGCTTTAGCAAGCTGCTGTTCAATGATTTGCATTGGAACGGCATTTTTCCCCTCTACTGGAAAATTCTTATTGAACTGAACAGCGTATTTAGTTCTGTAAGCCGCAATTAGTTCTTTTAAAAAACTTTCAAATGGTGCTAATTCATTCATGATTAATAGCCTCCGATATATTGCTGGTCAGGGGTAACATCAATCACGTTTGAACGGTTGCTCTCAGCGTACATCTGAGTGAAATAACCCGGTTCTTCAGGAACGTTATGAGATTGTGGGTTTTCCTGAATTTGATTTTGGCGAGGTTCAAATACACCCTGATAATTTCCGATAATTGAGTTTTCCAGTGATTGGTTAGCCAAAGGTCCAAACGAGATAAGTTTTTTAAGGATTAGCTTTACTGCGTTTTCAGAAAGTGGTTTTTTGATGCTGATACGCATATCAACAAAATTGTTCCACAGCTCTGGATCTACACATGCTGGCAGTTCAACTGAACGTGGATTAAATTCATTTGGTTTTTCTGTTTTAGGTTTTTCAGAAACAGACTCTCTTTTTTTATTTATTTTTTTATTACTTTGAGAGTTGTTTTTGATAGTGATACTTTGTGTGTTAAAAATTTTTACTAGTAGCGGTAAAAAATTTTTACTAGTGTAGTTAAAATTTTTAACTAGCAGTGGTAAAGAATTTTTACTAGTCTGTCCATAAATTTCAGGTAGTAAAAATTTTTTACTAGGGAATTTAAGCACTAAACCAACGCTAGTATCGTTACCTAATTTGAATGTATTTCCATGAATTGTGCTTGGTTGTTCCACGACTAAACCGACCTTGATAAGCTCATTAAGGCACTTAACAACAGTCGGTCTACTCTTCCCTGTAATCTCTTCAAATTGAGATAAAGAGATGGAATCCATCTCCTTATTCCAACCGCGAGTTTTACGGCAAATAACCAAGTAAATTTTGCATGCAGCATCAGAGATTTTATTTAAAACCTCATCAACAAATGCATTAGGTACTTGAAATGAATTTGGTACAAAATTACTCATGTGATTTTGTCTCCAATTTGACAAGGCCACGCATTTCCAACTGACGAATAATTCTTGGAGGAATAAATTCGTTGTTGATTTTGTAGCGAATACGAGACTTTTCTTTCACCTGAATTAGTTTGTGCCCATCCTCCATGAGACGGCGAACTGCTATAGCCTGCCCCCCCATATGGGTTAATTCTTCAAGTTGATAAAATCTTTCCTGAGCCTCAATTGCGGCATTCATAACTGAAAGTGGCATAGCTGCTAATTCTTTAGCCGAATAGATCTTTACTGGTTGCTCCAGTGGAATTACCACCTCTAGCGGTGTGGTGGAAACGGAAATATCTTGTTTTCTTCTTACTGCATATCTCACTTTTCACCATCCTTTGGCTTAACATAGCCTCCAAAAGAATCAACCAAACACGCTTTGGTTAAGCTGGTTACAATCTGTTGTGCTAACCACTGCGTTATGCGAAATTGACGAGCCATAGCCTCTGAAAATTCAACCTTGGTTACCGCCGCATTATTTTCGTCATACCCCTTGTTGCGTAAATTTTGCTTTTTCACCTCAAATAGGTGGCCAAGTACTCGCAATGCAGGCTCATAGAAAGATTGGATTTCACTTTGCTGGCGAGAATCTTTGATTTGGTGTGTAAAGCTGTTCATGACACCTCCGCTAATGCTTGCTCAGCGCTTGTTAGCCGGCGTTTGGCGTTAAGTTCAGCAACTGTTGCGTGGCGAATCTGGCTTTTATGGATTGGTCCACAAGCACCAGAGGAGATAACCTTTACTCGGAACAAATCATTCGTGTACTTGTAGTCAATGATTTCAAGCAGGTAATCTTTGGAGCCTTGCGGTGTAAGCACAACCACATCGCCTACTAAAAAATCTTGCGAGTTGAGTTCGGTTGGCTGTTCTGATAAATTATTTTGCATATTCGATTCCTCTAGCAGAGATTGAATAACTGACCACTCCTGTTCGCGCAGGTAGTGGTTTTTTATTTGAATAAAATCCGCATGTATTCAGGTGAAGTGAATGCATGTGCTAAATAAACTCGCGTTGCTTCTGCAATTTCAGGTGAGCAATACACATCACTCTCTTGCACAACCTTCAAACCAATGGCTGTCAACAAAAAGCTAATAAACTCAATCTCGGTCCAACCATTTGATTTCTTTTCTGTTTTCATCCTTGAAAGGATGCTCGCATCGACATTTATCTTCTCTGCTACTTGTCTTTGATTGCTAGCGTTAAGTGCTTGCAATATGAGCGATTCGTTATTGCTAGCGCTTGCAGGCAATTCATTTAATACTTTGCTCATGGTTTAGTTCCTAAGCGGTTAATGATCCAAGGTTTTTGCTTTTTGTCGTCTGGGGACGAAGTTCAATCCAAATATCTTGATAGTTATCAGGGAAAAGCTCTTTTCGCGTTGTTAAACCAAGATCTTCAGCAATAACTGCTAGCCTGATTTTTCTATCAAGGGGGATAGCTTTCCATCCACTAACTGATGACGGAGCAATCCCCAGAAGTCTTGCTACCGCTGTGACACCACCTAGCTTGTCTATAAGTTGTGCGTCATTCATAACGTGCTCCTAATTTTTCTTTAATTATTAGGCATTCCTTATATTAAATCAATAGGAATACCTAATTTTATTTATGTTAGGATTTCCTAACATTGTGAGGATAGTTGTATGAATACTCTTGCTGAACGACTTAGGTATGCCATGGAAGTTTTGCCACCTAAAAAGATTAAAGGTGTTGAGCTTGCTCGTGCAGTAGGAGTTAAACCTCCTTCTGTGAGTGATTGGCTGTCTGGAAAATCCAAAACAATGGAAGGTGAAAATTTATTACGTGCCTCAAAATTTTTGAATGTTAATCCTTCATGGCTTGCATCTGGCACGGGAGAGATTCAATCAAGCACGAGAGATAAATTTAAACAACTGGATATCGAAGAGTTCAAAAAGAAATACAACATTAGTGATAGTGATGAAGCTCTTTTATTTTCAACAATTATCGAAAAACCGTTTATCCCATCATCTAAGCGTTGGGTTCCTGTTAAGGCTTACTCCAAGATGGGCATGGATGGCTATTTCACAGATATGGGTTATGAAGGCAATGCTGGAGATGGGTATGTTCCAACCCACTCAGCAGGACCAAGAGCCTATGGCATTAAAGGCACTGGCGACTCAATGTTTCCAGCAATTCGTAATGGCTGGTATGTTGTATGCGACCCTGATGCAGATCTTGTGCCGAATGAGTTTGTTCAGGTGTGCTTGAAGGATGGAAGATGCACAATTAAAGAATTTGTCGGCATCAATGGTGGGGTTTTAAGTTTGCTTTCTGTGAATGGTGGTGAGCGATTTTTCTTTGAAATGGACGAGGTTGAAAGTATTACCGCTATTACAGATATCGTGCCGCCAAGTCAGCATAGACAAGAACATCCTTATTCGCATTAATCACAGGAAGACTTATGGACAATTCAAAACGACCAATCAACCAGATTATTGCTCGCATCAATGATGCTGCGAAACATGGTGAAGCTTTGGTGCTAACAGCCGAAGAAGTGAAGATCCTCTCAAAGGACATTGGTGATAAAGTCTTTATTCCAGTCCTTACAAATGAACAAGTAGTGCAGTTGGTAAAATAAGGAAAGCTTGGACAGAAAATTAAATAATAAAAAAAGACCGATGATAAGTCGGTCTTTCCATCCAAGGTTAGCAAGGTCTTGGATTTGACTAATGTTGGCAGCATTAGCCTTTGCGCCCACCAATATCACAAGATAATTGATAAATTGAGAATAACATATGTTTGGAGAAATTCATGTTGCTTGATAGAGTTTTGCAATTGGAGTTGATGGAAAAAATGGCTTCAACCTACCCTTTAGCTTATGATTTTTCACATGAAGTGTACCAACTTGAAGACGAATCTAGGAAGAAGGTATTTGCAAATTTATATTATCTACAATCCCATGAATTATTAGAGCCTAAAAGTATATTTCTTCAGCTTGGCTTTGGAGCAATACAAAACTCAACATTCACACTTGGGTATACTCGCTTAACCCAAAAGGGTGCAGATTTCATGGCTAATGATGGAGGTTTATCTGCAATATTTGGAGTGGTGACAATAAAATTCGAAGCAGACCAATTTAAAACTTTATTAGAATCAAAAATCATGGCAACCGATTTACCGCCTGCTGATAAGCGCAAATTGATTGATGGGCTTCGATCGCTTTCTGGCGAGAGTATAAAACACCTGACAACGAAAATTGTGGATTTGGGCTGGGATAATCTAGGGACACTAATTCGGATAATTCAAAGCAGCCTGGCTTAGCAATTTGCTTAAACTTTAGGAAACCAATTGGCTTAGTGTAATCACCAACTGGCACATAAAACTCATCACCATCAAATGGAAAATTTTCAAAGTAAATTTGAGTTGAGTTTTGGAAAAGTCTGTTTTCAATAATTACTATATTTTCTAATTTCATAAACTTACCTATCGTGACCCGACACGATCCTTTAAAAACATATCGGGAGGAGATTGTTATGTTTGAGTTGTCTGTAATTGATATTTCAGGAAACAAACCAAAATCACTATATGCAAGGGAATTTAAAGTTCATCCTCGCATTGGTGAATGGATTGATATAGAAATAGATGGTGAAAGCAATATGTTCGAGGTAGTTAAGGTTGCTCATTCAACAAATGGTGGTGATTCTGATTTATATGTAAAGTCTCTAGGACTAACTTATCAAGTAGTTGATGATCTCTGCTGTAAAAATGATTAGCAATGTTTAAAGAATCCTCATTAAGTATTTGTGGATCAGTAATTATAACTCCAATAAATTGATGCCCTGTAATTGAAGAGTTTTTATCAATTACCATCAACTTTCCACTTTTTGTAATTCCAATCATCTCAATAAACTCCATCCAACCCACCCCTATGGTGGGTTTTCTTTTGTCTATTAAAACACAAAAATTAGGTATTTCTAATTTTATTAGGAATACCTATTGACTTAATAATTAGGTTTACCTAATATTTATCTCACAGACAACAAAAAAGCACACCGCCCTCCCCAGGTCCGATGTGCTTTTGCAAACTGCGAGATCAATTATGAACGTAAAAGCTACCCCTTTCAACTCCTTTGCATTTGTCAGCATGGCTGCTCTTGCAATTTCTGGTGGTTCTTTAGTTGCTTGCCAATTGCAGCTAGCTTTCCAAACAAAAGACGCACCTACTCTTTTTACCCCTAAGACTCAACCAAGTAATTACGGTGTTTTAACCGCAAAAATCACAGGTAAACATTCTGGCGTTGCCGTAATTAAATTAGATAGCTTCCGTTTAAACGTTAGCTTTGATTTTGAAGCTCATTTAGACAGTTACGGCGTTCCGGGTTCTGAATTTACCGCTGTTGATATTACTCAACTCACTGTAAATGAAATCACTGACATTAACGGTAAGTCATATAACGATTTCACCGAATTTGAAGACATTCGAAACATCAATGGCCTTCTAAAAGGCTTCATCGAACGTAACAAGTTGGTGGAGGCTTAAAGATGACTAATTTTAAAAAGCACCCTGACGGCTACATGTCTTTTTTAGGCCGTGATGATAAGGGCCTCTACTCTGTCCGCATCGGCTGGCAAGTGTACGCATCTAATGCAAACGGCAGTGTGCTGTACACAGTAAAAGGCGAAGTGAAGACTCCTTTAAATGTTGAAGAGTTTAAGGCGAAGCGCCCTAAGGTTTACGCATCCTTAATGAATGAAATTAGCTTCCAGCGCAAAAAAGCATTAGCAACTGCACTGCAACTTAACAACATCCCTTCATATGACCGCAAAGCTTATAAGAAAAAGCGCGGCTTCACCGGCTCTAGATGAGGATAAGAAAAATGACAGTTTTCTTCAAAAAGGCAGAACGCAAAAATGCGAAATTGCGCTTAGCTCTTGCTGGGCCTACTGGATCAGGTAAAACGTTCACGGCATTAGTATTAGCTAAAGGAATCGGAGGTCGTATTGCTGTTGCGGATACTGAAAATAGTAGTGCTGAACTATATGAAGATTTGGTGGAATTTGAACACGCCAATATTCAGCCTCCTTACACTCCTGAAAAGTTTATTGAAGTCATCAAAGCTGCTGAAAAAGCTAATTTTGATACCTTAATTTTAGACAGCATCACGCATGAATGGTCTGGTGTAGGTGGATGTTTAGAGATTGTTGATCAATTAACTTCTTCTACATTCAAAGGTAATTCTTGGGGCGCATGGAGCCAAGTAACTCCACGCCACCGTAAATTTATTGATGCAATGCTTCAGTCAAGCATAAATATCATTGTGACCATGCGCTCAAAGATGGAAACCATTCAAACCAACGATAACGGCAAAAAGAAAGTCGAAAAAGTGGGAATGAAGGCTGAACAGCGTGATGGCATTGAATATGAATTTACGACTGTTCTTGATTTAACTCATGACAATATTGCTGTCGCAACAAAGGACCGATCCCGTTTATTTCTAGATCCTCGCCAGTTAGGTGAACACGACGGTGTTTTACTAAAACAATGGCTGCTTTCTGGATCTGCAAATGCCTGTATTAATGGAAATCAATATTTAGAACTTGAGCATTTAATGTTGCAAGCGGGAATTGATATTGGAAATTACTGTGCAAAACGCGGTCTAAATAGCCTGCATGATGTAAAACAGCAAATTTATGAAGAGACTTGTGAAAGCATTAAAAAAATCATTCAACGTAATCATCTCGCTCAACAAGAGAACGAGCAACAACTCATCAAGCAGCAAGAACAGACTTTAGAAAATGAGTATCAACTTGCTTTAAAACACATCGAGTCTGCAATTCGTCTAAGTGACTTAGATTACCCAGCTAATTACTTCAAGGGAACTAAGTATGAACAAAACATTTTAAACGCCTGTACAGCTAAATCAGATATGGAAGGATGGTCAGCATGAATAATCTAATCACTGCAGCTGAAGCATTTGCAGCTCTTCAAAAAGGTAAAACTGTACTTTGTCGTCCTATTGGAGACATGTTGGACTTTTCTGACTTAGATCAATTCCCCGCTTCTGTTTTTGGTAAACCGGGTTTTGAATTCTGCATCAAAATCGAAACTATTGAGCTGGCTGGCATTACATTCACAAAGCCATTAACTATTGATGAGTATGAAGAAGGTCAAAATGTTTTTGTAATCAACACATATTTACCTTCCATTTATAACGTTGGATTTAAAACTCCTGCACTCATTGAAGCAATTAATAGTGGTTTTGTTCAGCGTGATGCTGAAAATGCCAAGCTTCAATTAAAAGCTTTTTCAAAAGCACTCGGTATTGAAATCAACAATGATTTAAGTGTTATTCGTCTTGGTGAGGAACCTAAAAAACAGAGAGGCAAAAAATCAAAAGCAGAAAAGCCTATTGAAGTTATTTCTGCAGAAATTCAACCAACAATTGTTATTACCGAACAAACTAACGTCACCACATCTGAGGATCTGTTAGTTCCAGAAACTAACGAGCCTAAAGTAGATCCTGAATATCAGAAGGCATTAGATGCTCTTCTTCAGCGTGTAAAAGAATCAAAAACACCTGAAGAGGTAAATGCTGTTTATCGATATACCCGTACGTGGAATGACAAACAAATGGAA